GTGAGGTTCTGTCAAAACTTTGGAATAAACACCACATTCTAACATTGGTGCTCCACCACCCTGAACTTCCACGGTCAAACCGGTAAGTCGTTTCTGGCTAGTAATGAGTTCTTCTAATGCCACTTTTGGCACAAAAAGAAACCCACATTGGTGTCCATACCCTAAAGTATGGATACCTAAAATAACAGGTCCCCGTGGTGTGTCAGCAATAGCTAAACCACCACAATCACCTGCTTTAGTTTCACGTGGTCCAAGACCACAGTAAACACGCGGTGCAATATTCAACGCTTCGATGGGAAAGTTTTCACTCTTGGATAAATTAAATACATCCTGAGTTTCACAATCACCCGAAGCCAAACGTCGAACTGCAAAAGCTTTAGTCACAGGAATAAAATCCTCTGACCAAAACTTGGTTATGTCCTTAAAAGGAGGCATAGAACGAAACTCGATCAGACATAAATCTTGATCGGGCAAACGTACAATGTCTCTAGGCACAACACGAACTGTCATATTATTAGTCACTCCTTGGGAAAGAGTAGACTGAATGACAGTAATGTCATATTCAGCTTCTGTTTCAGCAAAAGCATGATTATTGACAAGACAAAAATGTCCACGAACAAACACAGCTCCAATGCCCAAACGTTTGCCTGAAATTCTGTTATGAATTTCAAGACGAACGCAATTACGACCAAAGAGCTCTCTGGCTCGTGAACTATCAATACCTACCAAACTTTGAGATGCAACAGGTACATCAAATTTGGTAAGCTCAAGTGTGGGATTGTACCACACATTCTGACTTTCTTCTTTCGAAAAGTCAGCTTCAGTAGTGCCATGCATATTACCTTGCACTTCAACTGGTACTTCAACTTCTTCTTCTTCTTTCTTGATACAAGTAGAAGCGAAATATACAGCAGCACCACTGGCAAACATTCCCAAACAAACTAAGAATGCTCTCCATCTTTGGTTATCAGCCCGCAGATCATTCATATGGCCTAAAAGACGCATCTGAATATCTTGTGGATAATATCTCCACACATGCTGCACCAAAAATTTACGAAACATTCTAAAACGTGCAATATACATGTGAAAATTAATCACATATTTAACTGTCAAAATACACATACAAACATTAACAAATGAATTGTACGCCATATTTAGAAAATACTCCGACCAAGTTTCTTCATGATCGGCTTGAACTGCACATTGACAATCACGTGATACCGTCAAACACAATGGACAAACTTGCAAATTGGACATGCCATCATCACAATGCATGCTCTTTGCTTGAATTTCCTCG